CTTTCCTTTGGCGTCGAGGCGCGTCGGATCGTAATCGGAACGCGGGCCAACCCGGTGTAGGAAATCGAAGAGGGTTTCGCTGTTTCCTTCGAGAGCCGGGATAAGTGACGGGGGAAATCGACCACTTTGTCCCCACTTCTGCCAGGCCTGGCGGGCGGAGAGCCGGAACCATCTGATGAAGCCATCAACTATCCCCTGGTGGTTCTCCCGGATGAAGATTTCTCCCAGCGGGATTTGTTTGTAGCGCAGCCCTGGCGGATCGCCATAGGACGTGTCGAGTTCATCGACAAACATGCCGTCGTTGCCGAACGCCCCAAGCGCCTTCCAGCCCTGCTGGTTCTGGGAGGAGAAGTTGGCCGGGTGGGCATACCGCTCGCGGAAGAGGATTTTGGTCGCCTGCTCGAACCAGAGCCGGGTGGCCCGGTCCTTCATGACATAGTCATTGTTGGCGCCCAACTGGTGCCAGAGCATGTTGCGCGGGGTCAGGAGGCTATCGCAGATGGCGCCGAACCGGCTCAGGGCCAGGGCACCGGTGCTGTCAATCTGGCGGTCGGTCTTCTTGGTGCCGGGCCAGTTGTAGTTCCCGTAGTAGAAGGTGTTCCGATATTCCGGCCAGATAAGCTCGGAGGTCTCCTCCCACTGCGCCGCGAAGGTGTTGCGGAAAAGCTGGAGTTGGCTGAACTCCTGGAGCGTGTCGGCCACAATCTCCTCATCCCGCGGCGACATGGGGCGCGCGGACTTCAGGATTTCAAACCGACGATCGAGGTCTCCGGGGGTTGCCATTTACTGGCCCAGGCTCCCGCCCGCTCCGAGGAGTGAGAGGGAGGACATATTCATGGAGGCGCCGCCGCCCATGGCCGTCTGAGACGACCGCGCCAGCTTCAACTGGTTGGCGCGCTGCTCCTCTTCGTCGCTCAACTGCTGCGACAAGTCTCCGCCGATACCGTCGGTGAACCCGCCGCCAGCGCCTGGCGTCAATTGGTTTTTCGCTGACATGCCGGCCATGGGAGTGCTCCGTAAGGCTTAGAGATGGGTCAATTCAGAGGGAAGTCAACATCGCGGGCGACTGCCTGGGTCCGGCGGCGCTGGTATTTCCCGCCCAGGATGGGCAGCGGGCGGCCGTGGCGCCGCGCCATAACCCCAATCCGGCTGGCGCTCATAAGGTCATCGTGAGCCTTCACGACCAGCCCGGCCTCGCGGTGATAGTTGCGCTGTTCCTCAAACCAGTCGGCCAGATGAGCGGCGACCTTGAACTGGCCCATTTCCATCCGGGTCTGCATCTCCGCGATGCCGGCCTCAAACTGGTAGCCGCCCTCGGGGAAGGTAGCGTGCTGGGGCAGCATGAGCAGGCCCTGGGGCTCGCGTTTGTAGAGGGCAGCCAACGTCTCGCCCGAGCCCTTCTCGCGGTTATTGCCGTCGTGCGGCCATGCCACAGAGATATTGGCGCCGACAGCCTTCATCGCCGCCGCGTGTTGGAGAGGGGTAATGACAGCGCCCTGTGCGCCTCCCATTCGGATAGTGTGGAGGACGTGTAGGCAATCTGCGTCTCTGTCCCAGGCCATGAGGCAGGCGGCGAAATTGTGGGCGATACCAAAGTCGATGGACCATAGCTTCGTCCAGTAATCGGGCACGTATTCGAGACTAGGCTCGGCCAGCATTGACGCGGGATATGGGAAGACCAGGCCCTCGCCCTGCATGGGCACACCTCTGGCGCGAGCTTCCCGCTGGTATTCGGGATACCCTGCGATGATGGCATCTCTCTTCTCCGGTAGGATATGCTCCGCGTCGTCAATGGTCATGTTGATGTGCCATCGGTCGTCGGTCGCATCGTTCATGAAGCGGCGCACTACCTCCGACATTCCCTTCAACGGGGTGAAGGTCGTGTAGACCATGCCGTCCGTCGCGGTGATGCGGGTCAGGATTTCGCCGTAAACCTCCATCGACGGCTCCTCATCACACCAGGCGAAGTCGATGGTCTCGCCCTGGAACTTCTGCCGGCCCTGCTCATAGGATTTGAACCGGAGCACGGATACCCCGTCCACACTGGCCTGATCCGGGGCCAGATGTTTGACCTGAACCGTGTCGAAGGCGTCGGTCACACCACGCGCGAGGCTGGGCTTCTCGACAAAGGCGTCCCGCGGTATCATGCCCGTGCCGAGTGCGGCATCGACGCCGGCCTCGCCGCACAGGAGCTTCTGGCTCACGTCGCGGACCAATGCAGAACTCTCGCCGGCGGCCCACGCCTTCACAGGGCGCTGCCAGCGGCGACCGAACCAGTCGGACGGGTATTCGCCCGTGAGATGGGTGGCGGCTTCCGCCGCGCCGCAGTAGCTCTTGCCGACCTGATTGGCCGCAATCAGCAGTCTCTCCCGGTAGCTGGCGCCAGCATCCATAAACCGCTGCTGCTTGGCATACGGCCGGAACATAGCCAGCTTGTGGAAGGTCTGGTGGTCCTTCGCTGCCTGTAGGGTCGCGAGGAGCCTGGTCAGGTCAGCGGCGCTTGGCATCGGCCCCAAGCCAAAAATAGGGGGGTTCTGGGGGAGGTTGCACAAGTCGCTCGATTTTGTAAGTCTCTCCCATGAACTGCACTATGGTCGAAACCCCATACTTCTCACCGACCAAAGGTATCCGCACGCCTAGCCAATCCTCGGTCATCTGCGTTCTCCTTCTCCATACACGGTCGGCACCAGAGGAGCCGTCTCAAAAGACATCACAAAGTTATCCGGCAGATACGCCTGCGGCTCGGCCACGAACGGTGTGCATTCCGGCTCGCTGCCGAGGAATGTCCGAAGTTTGTCTACATTCTCCCGACTGAGGAACGCGGTGCGCCAGTCGCCGGCCTGTTGCACGGTCAGGGTCGCATCGCCGGCGCGGTAGAGTTTCAGTTGCACCACCTCGCCGCGGTCGGTCCTCATTTCAAGTCGCATGAATGTCCTCCCGGTAGTCAGAAGCCAGCTTACCGGTGCCCTCCTCCATGCCCACCAGCACTACCTGGCGCAGCCTGGGCGAGAATTTCCGAAAAGCGTCTACCAGGCGCTGTTCCTCTCGGGTCAGCACCCAGGTCTCTTCCCATCCGTCTCGGCTCATCGCTTGCCGCCCCACTGGCCCTTGGGCTTCACCGCGCCCGGCAGCGCCCAGGGGGCGTCGGCCACGATAGCCGCGTAGCGCGCCTTGGTCGCCTCCATCTGCTCGGCGGTGTAGTGCGGAGGTATTTTCATCGTCTCGATATCCCGGAGATGCTTGCCGCTATCACCCATCGCCTTGTCCAGAACATCAATAGCCAGAGACACATCGCCCGCCGGCAGCGTCCCAGACCCGAGCCGGTTGCAGTGGTGCTCGAACAGCCCGGCCCACCCGAGCAGGATGGTCTCTTCATCCCCGCTGCGGAAGAATGCCGCCCGCCGCAACTTTGCCAGCCGTTCTCGGTATTCTTTCGTCACCTGAGCCATCAGTTCAGTCTCCCGCCGACCAGGTAGGCGAGCAGACTGGCTGCGGCCTCCGCCGTCAGCACCAGGATCGGAACCGGGTCATCGCTGTCAGTGACGAAGGTGCAGACGCCCACGCGCCCATCCGCGAACTTCCGACACTCGAAGCTGACCCGCCCGCCGCCGGCACTCCAGCACTTGAACTCGGGCTCGCGGTGTGGAAACGGCGTTACATTATCCAGGGGCATCATACACATTCCTTCGACCAAGAGACATACACCGACTTGTGCCAGATATGCAAGATTAGCCGGTTCACGCCGAACTCCAGGCCGACCAGGCGGAGGTTTTTTCGGTATACCTCCTGTGGCATCCAACAGGCCCGCAGTTTGCGTCGTGTCGGCAGAAGCGTTATCCTGTCCAGGGGCATCACATTCTCCTACAGGAGGTCTTCCAGACCTTTGGTTGAACCGATTTCTTCGAACTCACCCTCAAGCGTGACCCCGGCCTTGCCGAGCAGCACCTTCGGGTCGAGCCCCAGGTCCTTGGCCAGTTGCCTGACCTGGGATATCTGCTCCTTGATGGTGACCGTCACCTCGGAGGTCGTCTTGATTAGCATCTGGGTGGCCGGGTCCATTCCCGCAATGGCTGCGATGCGTGAGGCCGCCTGGAGCCGGGTGGAGGGCTTGACCGTCTTGTCCTGGATGATCTCG